GAGTTATACCAGAACAAGAATCCAAAATATGAGCTAGGAGCTGCATTCGTAAAGCCAGTGATTAATTCGACCGTAGGCTTTATGGGAGTCCCTCACTTCACCATAGAAGATGAAGAGGCACAAGAAGTCCTAGACGATTTTGTGCTGGAGAATACCTCTAAAATGATAAGGACTCATAGCAATGCCTTAAAGCTAGGGGATTGCTATGTATGGATAACTAGGGAGAAGAGGAAGAATCCTCTATATCCAGAGAAGGAAGAAAGACTGATATATAATATCATCCCTCCTGAAGAAGTTAAGGATATAATCCTGGATCCTATTACAAGGGAACCTATAGCCTATATCCTGGAGAGTAAACACGAATGGACCGAAATAGATGGCAGCAAGAGGAGTTGTACAATAACACAGAAGATAACTGCAGAAAAAAGGATAATAGAGATAGTAGGAGACCGACCAGAAGGCATAGAGGCTGGTGAGTTTGATAATCAATGGGGTTTTATACCTATAGTCCATTTTAAAAATGAGCCAGACGAAACCATGAAGTATGGCCAATCGGATATAGAACCTATAGCTCCATATATTAAGGCCTACCACGATGTAATGCTCCATGCACTTAAGGGATCTAAAATGCACAGTACTCCAAAGCTAAAGCTTAAGCTTAAGAATGTAACGGAGTTCTTGGCCAATAACTTTGGCATAGAAGATCCAGTGAAATTCGCCAAGGAAGGTGGCACCATTAACCTGGATGGCCATGAGATATTATTCTTCACAGAAGGAGAAGATGCCGAGTTTATAGAAGCTAAAAGTGCTACTGGAGATGCCAAAGACCTATTAAAACTAATATTCTACTGCATAGTAGATATATCAGAGACACCAGAGTTTATATTTGGGGTCCATACGCCATCAGCCTTAGCAAGTGTTAAGGAACAAATGCCTATCATGGTAAACAAAGTTAAAAGGAAGAGGGAGCAATTTGCAGAGCAATGGCAGTTGTTGGCTAGAATGGTATTGGCCATGTCTAGTCAAGCGAAAGGAGTGCAATTCTTAGATTATACTGTGGCATTAGGATGGGATGAGGTAGATCCACGAGATGATAAGGCTGTAAGCGAAACATTAAAGAATATAACTACAGCTTTAAATGTGGCCCTTATGTCCAATATCATATCAGAAGAATCTGCAGTAGACTTCCTAGCACAGTATATTGACACCATGTCCGAATATCAGTCTAATGATCCAGAAATAGTCGGAGAAAGAGAAAAGATAATGAGGACCAGAAGATTAAGGAACAGATATAGGGACTATGAAGGATGGATTGATGAAGTCAGAGAAATAGACGAGGCCTTAATAGGTGATGAGGATGAAGAATAAAAAAGTAGGTCCTAACACGGGCATAGATAAGCTAATCGAAACAAGTGGACCATACAAAAGATGGGCATTGCTGCAAAGAAAAGAATTCATGGAGTTAAGGCTAGACCAGGAACAGGAAATCAGGGCCATGTATGAGGAAATATCCAGGAGCATAGCAGAGGATATTGCTAGGGGTGGCCTTAGTCCATTTGATGAGGCAAGACTAAGAAGGATCCAACAAGAAATAAAGAAAAGGATAGATGAGCTTAATAGACAACTAACTATCAACTTTGATAGGCACATAAAAAGAAACATAGAGGCAGGATCCAGCTACTCTAAACAGGTCCTTATAGACATAGCTAAAAAGGCAGGAGCAACAAGATTATCTGTAGGGGTAATAGAAAATGCTTTCTATAGAATGAATACTAGAGCAGCAGAAGCTATGTGGTCCAGGAGTAGGTTTGGCCTTAAATTAAGTGACCATATCTGGAATAAAAACCAGAACTATAGAAAAAACATCAATAAGATCCTAGTTTCTGGTGTGGCCACTGGAGAGGATTGTGTAAATGTGGCCAGAGCTATAGAAAAGTATGTAAAGAAAGGTAAGGCTACATTTTCAAAAGATTATCCCAATATGATGGCCAGAATGCAAGGAAGAATTCCTGAAGATATATGCTATGAGGCCTTGAGGTTAGCCAGGACAGAAATGACATCGGCCTTTGGTATGGCCACAATGAAATCTGCAGCAATGAATCCAAATAATAAGGGTGTAAGGTTTATATTATCTGCAAGCCATCCAGAGTATGACATATGCGATGTATATTGTGAGGCTGATGATTATGGGTTAGGTCCTGGAGGATATCCTATAGATCATGCACCAGATTATCCTTTTCATCCTAATTGTTTATGCATTATGACAGAAATCCAGGAAGACATAAACACAACTATAGAAAGAGTATCAAACTGGGCGAAGGATCCTGAAAGTGATCCACAAATGGAAAAATGGTACCAGGACAACTTCGAGAAGTTCCAATTCTTTTAATTTGTATTCCCAGAAAGGCCACAGCATTAATTTAAGGGGGTGAAAATAGGAAATGNATATAAAAGTATTAGCAGGTGAACAAAGAGTCATACAGGGCGAAATAGATAGTGTAAATGCACTACTATCTAATATAAAGCCAAGCGATGTACCTCTGGCCAAAGGTGTCGACATAGAACAGATGAAGCAAATGGATGATGATCCTTTAGAGGTAGTAGTAGAAATACCAGCTGGCAAAAGTAAAAGAGGCTGGAATTATACACCTAAAAGCTTAAAGGACATTGTAGACTATGTCATGGAGCATACACTGAATGGGTTCCTCGGCCACCAAAAGCCAGAAGACATATCTACAGAGTTTGTGCCCCCAGTAACACATTGGATAGGTGCAGAAATGAGAGGCAACAATGCTTATTTTAGGGGGTTAATAGATGCTGATGCCAAGAGTCTTAAAAGATGGATAAGGACTAATAGGATTAAAGAGGTCAGCATCTTTGGATTTCCTGAACTACAGAAAAACAGCGTAACTGGAGAAATAGATGTAATAGGGTATGAGCCATTATCTATAGACTGGACTCCATTACACAGACCAGGAATGCCCACAAAAATTGTAGGTATGGAAATGGAAGATATAGCAGGAGAGCAGCTGGATGGAACCTTCGAAAAGCTAAAAGAAGAATTAAGAGAGGCAGCAAAAGAATATTTCAATGCCCATGGCAATGGCCACTATGTATGGATTAGGAGCATTAGATATGACAACAGTACAGTCATAGTGGAGCATGAGCAGCCAAACCTACCTACTAAATTATACAGTATCCCATTCACTATCCAAGATGACCAGGTGACATTGGGAGAAAAGACAGAGGTAGTAGAAAAAAGAATTTATGAACCTGCGAAACCAGCAGGTGAAATAAATAATGAAGGAGGTAAAAGTATGGATTTTAAAGAAATGGTAGAAAAGATTAAAAACCAGATAAGAAATGGGCAAATCACCTATGGCCAAGTCATAGGGGAAATGAATATCACCCCTGAAGTGATAGCTGCAGAAATGGAAGAAGTTAAAACTGCATTAGAAGCAAAAGAAACACTAGACAAAGTAAAAGAGGCTTTAGGAGTGTCTGGAGAAATGGATGTAGTAGAAGTGGCTAAGGAAGGTAAAAAGGCTATAGATGAATCCAAGAAAAAGAACTTCGAGGACACAGTAAACAAAATTATAGGAGAAAAAGTATCTGGAGAAATGGCCCAAGGCCTAGTTAAAAAGATGCTTAATGTAGAGGAAGGAGCTTCTGAAGAAGTAATAGCAGGAGAAATTGACAAGATCCTTGCTGATGAGTTCATCCAAAAGGTCCTATCTGACCATTACATCGACAAGGGAACTGGAGTAGGTTCCACTTCTCAAACTAAAACATCATCTGGCCTTGTAACTAAAAGGGCTCAAATATAAATTATTATTTAAGGAGGAATGAAAGATGGCATATACAGGACAACCAGTACCAAGTACTGTAAATCCAATCTTAAGAGCAAAAATAAGTGACGGAAAATCTGTAGTAGTAACAGTACCAGAGAACACAGAAATAGCTGCACAAACATTCGTATTATTAGACGGTTTCTTTGGAGTTGCTATGGAAAGTGTTAAGACAGGAGCAGGAGAAACTGCAGAAATAGCA